CTACCGACCATCCTCAAGCCGAAGGCTTCCAGGAGCCCGAAGGGCGTCAATTCCTATCTGGCCGCCAGGCCAGGCCCCTCCGGCAGGAGCCGCCTAGAAGGAGCCCTAGGCCGCTTATGGCCTTACTGGCTGCTGGGCAGGGCCTGCGTAGCCCCAAGCGTAGCAGGGCCCTGCCCTGTGCTGTCTTAGGAGGGATAGGGAGGGAAAGGGCTTGCGGGCCTCACAGCCCGCTTGAGCCCTTTGCAGCCTATCATCCTTTGAAGTGCAGGTGCTGGACTGCCCTATGGGCCTCCCGGCTGTCCCAGCAGATATCCACCGGGATCATTGCTTTCTCAATCCTCCGGGCCTTCTGGGCTGCCTTGGCCCGTTCCAGGGCCTTCCTGACCTTCCGTTCCTCCATCCAGGCATAGACCTCCAGGCCCATCAGGAAGGCACCGATGATGCCAGCAATTGCAGCCAGGACAGACAGGATGGCCAGGAACAGGTTGAAGGTGCTTGCTTCCATGATCATTACTCCGAGTGTTTGGGTTGTGGGTTGGCTTGATTGCCTTCCAGGATTGTCGGGAGCTATCACTCCCGCCAGGATTGTCGGGAGCTATCACTCCCGCCATGGTTCCCATTCTACCAGCACGATCAGCCTTGTCAAGCCCCTATGTGCAAGAAAGCACAAAGCCCGCCAGGCGGTGTGCCGGACGGGCTGAATGGTGGGTGATGGGCTGCTTACTCTTCTTCCAGCTTGTGGTAAACCTTCCAGAATTCTCCAAAAGCAACAGTACAGGGCTTCCGGGTGTACTTCTGCAGTTCCTCACAAGCCCGGGCACTAGGTGTGCCCCGCATGTAGACCTCCCGGAGAACCACCAAGGTTATCTTGATCCGGAGGCCCGGATCCTTCGGTATGCCCTGTTCATCCAGGTAGCTGTCCACTGCATCCGTGGTGGCCTGAACATACAGGTCAGCCAGGGGGCGGCTATGCTTGGGTTGTGCTGCCCAGGTGTCATCACACCAGGAAGCCAAGGCCAACAGGACATAGCCAATGGTCAGCCAGGCCAGATATTGGAAGAAACCCTTGTTCATGATCAGTATCCCTTGTTTCAAGCCACAGGTCCTACGGGGCCTGTCATGGTTCAGTATCCCTTGAACCCTTCGGGGGCATAGGCCATGATGGCCGCTGCCGAATGGTTGATGCGTTCTGTCCTTTGCTCCAGGTAGCCATCGGGGTTTGTGGTCAAGCGGGTGAGCTGGCATCGCTTGTTATCCACTTCCTCCAGGACAGCATGGCCAGCCATGATGGCGTAGCCAAGGGCATTCCAGGCGGCTTCCGGGGAGCTGTATTGATGGTAAAGCATGTTGTCCTCCCTGTCAAGCAACGTTGATCCCGGCGGCTTTGGCATGGGCCTCCAGGGCCCCAATATCAGCCAGGGCAGCCAGGCCCTTCCGGTAGCCCTTCAGGGCAGCCAGGCCTTTACCGGAATCGACTGCCAGGCACTGGGCCAGTCCCTGGACAGCAGCTGTCCAGGTCCGGGCCGTGCAGCGGATGCCTCCACGGCGATCAGTCAGCAGGTAGAGGTTGAGGCCACGATACTGGCGGACCAGGATTTGCAGGCCATTGACCCTGGGGGTGAGAGCAAGTTCCGTGTACATGTTGGGCTCCTGTGAGTGTGTCAGTGCAGCCATTATAGCCCCCTGGCTTCAGGTGTCAAGGGGCTATCGTTGCTGCCCGATCAGCGGTTGGAAGATGTGGACCGGATGTCATCGATGAATTCAGCGATACAGCCCACCAGCGTGGCAATGTCCAGGAGGATACCTTCATTGGCCTGGGCTTGGCCCACTGCTGCCACCGCTACCAGCTCTGCATCATCATCAGCATTCAGCCTCCAGAAGGGCCGGGCAGCATTAGCCCATTGCCGAGTGCCTTCCGGGCTCATCGGCTGAAGGGCGCCAGGCCGATACTGGTAGAGCCACCAGTCCAGTGTGTTGCTCTCAATCTCCCGGTAGCCAGGGTTGTAATCAACCTCCTGGCTGGCCAGTTCTTTGGCTTGATCCCTGGCAGCTTCCAGGGTCTCCCAGATACCGCACAGTGTGGTGGCATAGTTGCAATGCGTGTAGCCGCTGCCTACCACCACCGGGCCCCACGGACTGTGGGGGTAGGTGGGTCGGGCATTGGTCACGTAGTAGCGGGTTTTGTCCGTGTACTCTGTTTGATCTGGGCCAATGTAGGTTCGGCAGACAACGTAGTATTGCTCACTCATGATGTTCTCCAGTTCCGACCCTTCCTGGGGCCGTTGTGTCCATTGTACCTGATCAGGCCACCTTGTCAAGCGTCCGGATGGCCTCCACTGCTGCAGCCCTGTCCTCATGGGTCCAGGCGGCCACCACATATTCTGTGCCGTCCAGCTCTTGCCCAGTGATGCACGCTGCCGGGTAATGGCACTGGACGTGCTGGCGGTACTCCTCCAGGTTGTCAGCACCATAGGCCTCCTTCAGGGTATCCATGGTGCCCCCTTGGGCTGTCAGCAGCATGAAGCGTTTTCCAGAGACAATCATGATCAGACCTCCACACGGACAGGGTGGCCATCAGCACCAATGGGGTGAGGGGTCAGCCGGTAGCGGATGCACAGCTGCCCAGCTTCATCGGTGTGCCGGCTAACGAGCTCCACCTGATAGGCATCATTCAGGGCATTCCAGGTTTCCGGGGTGTCCGGAAGCTCCCGGGTGTCCTCATAGGCTTTAGCCCACCGGGGCAGCTCTACGTAGCTGGCCGGGGTGTCGGTGACGTACAGGGCGGCGATGCGGTCGGTGCGGATCAGGGCAATAATGGTGCTCATGGTTTCTCCAGGGTGTTCGGTGGGTTGATTGTGCCCCGGAAGGCCCGGGGCTGTCAAGGGTGTTTGTTGCTCAAGCGTGACGGTGGGAGGCATCAGGGAACCAAATGGCCCTGCCATCCCCGACCAGCATCACGCCAGCAGCATCCCCGGTGCCTTCACGCACCTTGAGGACTTCAGCTTCGAGGTCATTCAGCCAGATAGAGACCACACTATCGGCGGAGCAGCCCCAGGAACCATAGCCGATCAGCTCCTCCCTGGTGCGGGGTTCACGCCAGGCACACAGGGCATCATCCGGTTCCATTTCCTGGGCATTCTGGGCGCACTCTACCAGCTCCTTCAGCATTTCCGGAGAGATATTGGCAGCGTCTTCCATGGTGCTGTCCAGCTGACTGTATGCCCAGGACACGGCAGCTTGGCAGTATCGGGCGTAAGCATCGTCCAGGTTCTCGATACCCTCCAGGTTGAGGTAATCTTCACCCACCACAGTATCGATGTCGTCGGCCCACCGCTGGGCAAACTCCCGGCGCTCTTTGTAGGTGATGAGGCTGGACACGGACCCACTGTCAATGTCCGGATACTCAACGTTGTCCAGCCAGTAGCCGGCTTCCTTGACAGCAGCCAGCAGCTGCTTTTCACTGCCGCACTCGATGATGTCGGATGCTTTGACCAGGTTGGCGACGGATTCGGGCAGGTTCTGCAGTTCCATTTCAGTTACTCCAGGTTGTGGGGCCTTCCTGGCCCCGATGTGTGATTCGATGGGACTGATTCTACAGCCTCTGGAAGCTCTGTCAAGTGGTGTTGTCCTGGTCCTCACTGGAAGGGCCTGGGGCTCTATCCAGGAGGCCGGAAGGCTCACCGGCATCGCTTCGATGGTTCCCATTCTAGAGCATTCGTGCGACCTGTCAACCCTGGGGCTCACCTGTGGGCTCAATGGTTGCAGGCCAGCGACAGGCGGCCCAGGGCTTGACAGGGCTTGCCTTGGCATGTATGATGGAGGGGTCGGGCGGTCTGTCTGGCCCCTGCTACCACCACCCAGCAGGGGCCCGGCGACCGTTCAGCGGGCCCCGAACCCGCCCCGGCCCCACTGCGCCCGATGGGCTCCGAGTAATGTGGTGGTGGTCTCTTGCCTGATGGAGGTCCGAATGGAACTGCCTGTGAATGTCAAACGCTGGATGGAGATCAAGGAGGCCTTCGGCAACGAGGTGGCCCTGGTCAACAGCTACTGCCTCTGTGAGAAACTCACCCGTGCAGAATCGGACATGCTCGCCCGGGTCAAATTCCTCTACTACGATGGGTCGATCAGCGAGCAGGAGCTTGACGAGGCCGTCGAGGATGTGTATGATAGCCTGGTCGCCATGGAGAAACAGCAATGAGCACCATTGAACAGCTGCGCAAGGAACTCGTCCGTGCCATCAAACTCGGCTTCTTGCCCACCTACCTGGTCAAGGAAGTCACCTGGGAGGCTGGTGCGGCGGGCCTGCAGACCAGACACCTCAGCGTCTTCTCCTCGAAAGGGCCGGAGATTCGCATCCCTGCCCCGACCAGGGAAGCCCTGGAGGAGGTCAAGGACAGCCTGTCCGAGGGTGTCTGGTTCTCCAGTGCTGCACGCTGGACGGCTGCCCAGTGCTCCAAGGGATACACGGTCATTCAAGGTACCGACAGAGCGTCCCGATCCTTCATCGCCAACCTCCCCTCAGCCCAGAGCTGACCACGCGAACATGAGCAAGCTGCTGAAAGACCTCAACCGGATGATTGCCGACCACTGGGTGGCTGGCGAGGGTGGACTTGTCACTGTGGACAATCCCCACACCACCAAAGAGTTCATCTGGGTGTACTCGGGCAGCACCCCTGTCTATGCCTACAGCAAGTGGCGTTACAGGAAGTTGCTGGCTGCCATCAAGGGTGCTGGCTGGAACACCAGGCATGCCCAGGCCATTGCTGCTGGGCTCCAAAAGCACCCCATCCACATCAAAGCCATTGATGCCACCAGCGACCTGAGCATTGTCATCTACTTTGACAAGAAGGGCCGTGCCCAGCATGTACGGATGGAGGCCGGCATGAACACCCCTGCCGTCATGCTGTACCTGGCATATCGCAGGTACAGCAACCGGCTCAACAGGCAGCTGAAGGGCCTTTACCGGTAACAGCCATGAAGACTGACTGCCCCTCCTGCTCCAGGAAGAAAAGCGTCTCCGAGGGCCCCTACCATGGTCGCTGGTACCGGAAGTGTCACGGGTGCGGCTGGATTCATACGGAGGAATGGGCCCCGCAGCTGCCCAGAAGCCCTCAGGAGCTCTTGAAACCCCCTGGTAAAGGGAGTCACCCTACCAAGGGTTCCCAAGAGCCTACAGAGGCTATGCTGGCCTGGCTGGGCCGGTACGGAGTGACCTGGTCACAGTTCCAGAGGTTCGGGGGCTTTGCTGCTGAGGGCCGTCTGGTCTTCCAGTGCGATTCCTTCGATGCCCTCCGGAATGCTGGGGATGTCTCTGGCCCCAAATGGCTGACAAGGATCAAGGAGCCCTTCATGGGCTTTGACAAGGGCTTCCACTGGGGCTGGGGTGACGCTGACACCATCGTCATCACCGAGGACAGTATGGCAGCCCTGAAGGCCGCGATAGCTGGTCTCCAGGGGTTCCCCATGCTGGGCACCAACAGCAACAGGCTGGTTCCGGCTTGGTTCGCTGGGAAGAAGGTGAGGGTCTTGACAGACCCTGATGATGCTGGTAGACTTGCAGGCCGCCGCCTCCTGTTCCGTCTGAGGGGCCTTGATGTCAAGGTCCTCAATGGGAAGGAGCCCAAGGAATACACCTTTGAGGAGCTTAGAAACCTGTGTACGTGACCCACTATGACGGCAAGGTCTTCACCGTGACCGACACCAAGCTGTTCATCCGGCACTTGGAGACCTGCAAGGAGAGCCGGTACTTCCCCGGCTACTTCTTCGACCAGGACAGCCTGGCCTTCAAGGTCTCTGACTACCCGGGCTCCAAGGCCCTGACCCGAACTGAAATCTACGAGAGGGAATGACGTGAACTTCGACTCCTTTGCAAGCCTCATGGGCGAGGAAACCGCAGCCTACCTGGTTGGCTTCAACCTGGCCGAGAAGCCTGAGCACATCCTGGGCTACCTGGAGCGGCTGGACATGGAGCTCTACGGATACTTCAGCGAGAACATCCCGGCCCCACACAGTCCACTGTACCAGAAGTGGGAGCGCCGGGCAGTGGAGCTTGACGGGCTCCACGACTATGATGAGTCTGACCTGGAAGCAACCCTGAAGCACATCGAGTACATCCTGGAGAACTGGAACAAATGATCAGCCGAGTCCAAATTCAGCCCCTGCGGGGCATCCTGATTTCCCACCTGCTGCCCAGCCATTCTGCACTTCCTCAGTGGCTCCTTGACTGCCCCGCGGCCATAGTCGGCAGCAGTGACATCGTGGACAACCCGAATGACATTGATGTGCTGGTGAAGGTGCCAGACACCACTGAATTCGAGCGCGCCATTGATGGCGCCTCCGGGTGGCACTACAGCACCAGCGATTATCTGACGGGGCTGTTCACATCCGTCAAGAGCACCACGAGCTTGCCGGTCAACATCATAGCCACTGATGACACTGACTTCTTTGAGGCCACCCTGCTTGCCCAGGAGGTCATGCTGGGCATCAACGAGCAGAACAGGGAGGCATTCAGAGACCGACGGCACCGGGTGAGCCTGTTCGACACCATTTACCAGGCATACAAGACCCCGGATGACCATGAAACCCCCGAAGACGCCGAGTGCCCCTTCTGACCATGAGCCTGAAAGACACCCTGGCCGAAGTGGCCGACCACAACCGCAACCTCCTGAACCTGTACGGCCAGGGCAGCCTGAGCCGCCAGTCCCTCATGGCCTCCCTGAAGTTCATCAAGGATGCTCATATCCCGGGCAGATGGCAGGTCATCCAGCTCCGCGATGACGGAGCCAAGCAGCTGATGAAGCAGGACCCCCTCTGCAAAATCCTGCCCATTGACCTGGTGATCCGCAGGGTGCATGACCAGCTGTCCGGCATCATCTTCCCCTACAAGGAGGTCTGATGGAAGCCCGGATTCTCGCCGGCATTGTACTCTACGGGCTCCTTGACAAGTTCCCCAAGGACCTGGTTAACTACTACTCTCCTGCCTTCCGGACGGTCCTCAGCCTCTACAGGAAGTTCCAGGACAGCATCCCCACGCTCCAGGCCCTAAGTAGCGCCCTGGAAGCCAAGAAGTCCTCCATGCCTGACACTGCCTACGCTGGTGCCCGGGCCTTGGTGGACGAGGCCATGAAGGCATCCCCGGCCCCGGGTGATCTGCTCCGGGAGGACTACCTGGCCTGCAAGGCAAATGCCCTCCTGAGCCAGTACGTGGCAGGAGAGGAGGTCAATCTGGAGGATGGCCTCTCCGCCATCCTGGCAGCCCTCCCGGCACCGGACGAGGGTGATGCTCTGGAGGACCTGGAAGACCTGTCCGAGATGCTGGCAGTCAAGCCCCCTGAAGGCCCAAACAGCTGGGCCCTCCCTTCCCTCAACAAGCGGTCCCTTCCGCCCGGCCCTGGTGACTTCCTGGTCATCGGTGGCCTTCCCAACAAGGGCAAGACCTCCATCTCTGCCTTCCTGGTCCTCAACAGCCTTCCCAAGGACAAGCCGGCGAAGGTCTTGTGGCTGAACAACGAGGGGCCCTCCTATGAGATCAGGCTGAGGCTCAGATCGGCCCTCACAGGGCTCTCCAAGGACCAGATGGCCAATGACCCCAGCAAGGCCGAGAAAGCCTACCAGGAGGCCAAGAAGGCCCTCAGCATCGAGGTCAAGGGCATCCACCGATGGACATGGCTCCAGGTTATGGGTTTGGTTGACAAGGCGGCTCCAGACGTGCTGGTGCTGGACATGCTGGACCACATCCATTATGCCGCTGGGGAGCGCCGGGACACCATGCTGGAGAACCTCTACCAGGAGGCCCGCCAGCTGGCAGCATCCAAGGGCATCCTGGTGGTGGCCACCACGCAGCTGACCCACCCACCCAAGGATGCCGATGTCCGCTTCCCCACCACCTCCTGGCTGAAGGACAGCAAGTCCGGCAAGGAGGGTGCTGCAGGGTCCATGATCCTGATCGGCTATGACCCGGAGGACTACAAGCTCCGGACCCTCACCCTGGTCAAGACCAAGAGCCCCAAGCCCGGCCCCTGGCAGACCCCCTTCTACGTCTCGTTCAATGAGCAAACCTGTCAACTAATGGAGGTCCAATGACCGACAACAAGCTGCTGGAAACCTACCTGGACACCCTGCTGACCTTCCAGGCCCTTTACACTGCCGCCGTCTTCCGGCTCCCTCGTGATCCTGCCAACGAGGCCAAGCTGGTGGCCCAGATCAAGGAGCAGAAGGCCCTGATCTGCCACAGGTTCTCCAGAAACGACAAAGCTTGACACGCTGCCCAAAGCCCCGTATACTCCGGTGTACGGGGCTTTTTCTTTGCCCTGAAGGAGGTTGGATGACCACCATTCGAGCATGGGACACCGAGGCTGTGGTGAAGCCCTGGTGTACCAAGAAGATCAACCCACTGTCACCGGAAGCATGGCTGGTGGCCCACGCCTGGGCTGACAACAGGCCCTCCGTGATCAGTGGGCACAAGCTGCCCTTCACCAAGCCCACCTACCGCTACTTCGAGGGGAAACCCGAGGACGGGTGGTTCAAGGAGGTCCTGGATGGCTGCGACATCCTGACTGGGGCCAACATCAAGTTCGACCTGCTGCTGGCCCTCATGGCCGGCCCCAAGAATCGCCAGGCATACCGCCACTGGGTGAACAAGGGGGGTCGAATCTGGGACATCCTGCTGGCCGAGTACCTGCTGGATGGCCACACGGGCTCCGAGGCTGGTGCTGTCCTTCGCCTGAACAGCGTGGCTGTCCGGTACGGGGGCAACGTCAAGCATGACCAGGTGGCTGCCCTGATCGACCAGGGTGTCCCGGTCAACCAGATTGACAAGTCCCTCCTGCTGGCCTACCTGTGTGGTGAGTACCTGGAAGGCATGTGCAGCCACGGGGACATCGGCAACACCATGCTGGCCTGCCTGGGGCAGCTGGAGGCCTTGAAGGACCGGCCCAAGCTCCGAGAGTGGGCCAAGGTGGAGATGCTGGCCCTTCAATGCACCACGGAGATGGAGTTCAACGGCATCCACATCAACTGGGAGAAGGCTGAGGCTGCCCGGTCACGGGCCCTGGAGAAACTGGAGGCCGCCAAGGAGGCCCTGAAGGAGTACCTGCCTGAGGGGGCCGAGGAGGTCTTCTCCTGGGGCTCCTGGAAGGGCAAGAGCCTGCTGCTCTACGGGGGTGTGCTGGAGAGCAAGGTTTCCCGCTACATCGGTGCAGACGGCTCCTACAGCACCCAGCCTTATCCGGAGGGCCTTGGGGTCTATGCCCAGAAGGATGTGGTCCAGGAGGTGCTGGATGAGGCCGGGAACCCTGTCCTCTATGCCTCCGGGAAGAACAAGGGGCTCCCCAAGACCAAGAAGGTCAAGGTGGACGACTACACCCGGCCCAAGAAGGCCAGCATCGAGGTCTCCTGGACCTTTCCACGCCGGATTGAGCCCATGGAGGGCACAGAGGCATCTGAGGAGGGCTACTGGAAGACTGACCAGGACACGATGAACCTGCTGCCAGAGGACCCTGTGGTGGACCTGCTCCGGGAGGTCTCCACCTGGTCCAAGGACATCTCTGTCAGCTACTACTCCATCAACGAGAAGACTGGGGAGAAGACCGGGGGCTTCTGGGATGCCACGGACAACCAGCACCTTGTCCACCCAAGCATCCACCACACCGGGACAGTCTCGGGAAGGCTGTCCAGTAGCTTGCCCAACTGCCAGAATATCTCGAAGGTCGGGGAAGTCAAGACCTGCCTGACATCCAGATACCCTATGGGCAAGATCATCCAGGGTGACTACACAAGCCTGGAGAACTACGTGATGCTCTGGCTCTCCGGCTGCCCGGGCTACTACGAGCTGCTCCACAACGGCTATGACACCCACAGCTATGTGGCTGCCAGCTGCTCTGGTGTGGACTACAAGACCTTCCGTGACCGCTATGACGCAGGGGAGAAGAAGGCCAAGCAGGAACGCCAGGATGCCAAGCAGGTGAACTTCACCATGGCCTATGGCGGTGGGGCCAAGCTGATCGCCTACCGGACCCAGATGTCTGAGGACCGAGTGAAGGAGATCATGGAGGCCAACAAGAAGGCCTTCCACGGCTACTGGGCCTTCCAGGATCAGGTCTACCGCCATATCAGCACCCACATGACCTTCGATGGGAACGTGGCCCGGCACCCGGCTGACCCCCGGAAGACCTACCGGAAGGGCTATGGCACCTGGGTGGGCCCCCACGGGATCAGCTGGCGGTATCCGCTAGTCCCCACCCCCAAGCACATCCTGGAGAAGGACGGGATTGCTGAGTGTGTCTCCCCCACTCAGTCCAAGAACCTCCACGTCCAGGGCACAGGGGCTTCTGCCATGAAGGCAGCCTTGGCTGTCCAGTTCCTTGTCTGGATGGCTCAGCCCGGCATGGAGCCCGTCAAGATGATCATGACGGTCCATGATGCTGCCTACTGGGATGCCCCTGGCCACCTGGCAGAGAGGGCTGGCTGCCTCCAGCTGGCCACCCTCCTTGAAGCCAACGAGGTGTTGACAAGAGCTGGCATTGATGTTAAGATTCCGGTACCAGCTGTGGTGACGGTGGGGGACTCCTGGAAAGAGCAGGATGGAGACCTGACCATCTCCAAGGAAGCTGGAACTGTCCTCCAGGCACGTGCCTGGATTCGCAACAAAATCCTCCCTGAGGTATTCGCATGGATCAAATGGACTTCCTGAAGCAACTGGGCATCGACGCATCCGCTGATGAAAGCACCATCCTGGGTGGTGGTGTTGAGGTCAAGCCCGGCACCTACGGCTACCGCCTGATCGGCGTCGCTGAACTGGGCACCCGGACGGAGACCTTCGAGAACAAGCCCGTCGAGCGGAACCCCACCTACATCCAGTTCCAGCTCTTCCACAAGAAGCTGATTCCGGAAGGGCAGACGGCCACCATCCACATCAAGGTGAACAAGTCCCGGTCTGCCAACGGGAACTTCATGCCCTTGTTCAACAAGTTGAACAACGAGGGCACGGCCAAGAACATCTTCCAGCTCCTGAGCTCCTCGGGCTTCCTGAAGGTGGTGCCCCATACCACACAGGCCGGCAAGAACATCGTCAAAGTGGACCCGAACTCCATCCGGGCTCCCCTGAACGAGGTTCTCGACGAGGAGGGCATGGGCACCGGTGAGTACAAGCGGGTGGCGATCCCGGAAGCATCCGCCAAGGGCTGGCTCTACCAGTTCGACAATGCCAACCAGGCCCAGTTCGACACCTTGCCTCACTGGCTCCAGGATGAGGCCTCCAAGGCCACCGCCTTCCCCAGCAAGTTCCCGGACGGGGTGGTCTTCAAGGAGAAGCCGGCCCAGAAGGGTGAAGGTGGCGACGAAGGGGCCAAGGAAGCTCCGGAGCCTCAGCAGAAGGCGGCCCCGGCCAAGCAGGACCCGGTGGCTGAAGTGGCTGACGATTCCTTCGAGTTCTGATCATGCCCATCCCCAGTACTCACCTGCTGGTGGATGGGGACCCGCTGACCTATCGCTTCGGGATTGCAGATGATCCCGAAGAGGGCATCCGGAACCTCTGGACCTACATCCAGCAGGTGGAGCAGCGGGTCAATGCCGACAAGACCACCATCTTCCTGACCGACCAGGACTGCAACAAGGGCTGGCGATTCCACATCGCCCGGATCAAGCCCTACCAGGGCAACCGCTCCTCCAAGCCCTCTGGCCTCCCCACCCGCAAGCTCCTCTGGGAGCACCTCAAGCAGTCAGGTGGGGTCACGGATGACCATGCTGAAGCTGACGACCTCATCGTAGCCCAGGCTGACCGGGACCCCCAGCACCACGTCATCCTCTCCCCTGACAAGGACCTCCGGCAATCCCTGGCCAAGGTCTTCGGGCATGATGAGGAACCACTGCCCTTCCCCAAGTACCAGGCCTGCTGGCAGATTCTCTCCGGAGACCGGGCAGACAACATCCCCCCACTCCTGAAGGGCTATGGGCCCAAGAAGGCCGAGAAGTTCCTGGAGGGCATCAAGACCCTTGGCGAGGCCCAGGAGGCGATCAAGGAGGCGGCTGGTACCGATACCCTCCGGCTTGCAGAAATCAGCGCCTTGGTCCTTCTGGGGGCCACCAGCCCCATTCAGCGGCTCAAGGACTTCTGGGGCAGACAGGAATGGCTCAGGGAGCCCTGCCGAACCCTTGCCGAGAGGTGCCGGGAGTGACCATCCCCAAGCTGAAGTACTCCCAGGTTGCCCCTTACCGGAAGGACCTCCTGGGCAAGCAGGGTGGTACCTGCGCCCTCTGCTCCCTCCCCATTGCTGCAGGTAAGGACGTGCTGGATCACGATCACACCGAGGGGCACATCCGAGGGGTTCTCCACAGTGGCTGCAACAGCCTGCTGGGCAAGCTTGAGAACAACTACAAGCGGTATGGAGTCCCTGACCTGCGGCTCTTCCTGGCCGGAGCCCCCCAGTACCTGACCAAGGGCTCCCGCATCCCTCTGGATGCACGCATCCTCCACCCCACATTCAAGACAGATGAAGAAAAGCGCCAAGCCCGCAACGAAGCAGCCCGCAAACGTCGAGCGGCCCAAAAGAAAGCCCAGGATTCTGGTCTTTGACATCGAGACCAGCCCGAACCTGGTCTACACCTTCGGGCTCTTCAACCAGAACATCAGCCTGGAGCAGGTGGTCAAGGAGACCAGCATCCTGAGCATCTCCTGGAAGTTCCTGGGTGAGCCCGATACCTTCTACATGTCGGTGGACCCCAGCCAGGATGACCTCTGGGACGACAAGGAGCTGTGCCAGGCTGTGTCGGCGCTGTTCCAGAACGTGGATGCTGTCATCGGCCACAACATCACCCGCTTCGACCTCCCGGTCATACGGGGCCGGCTCTACCACCACCAGCTGCCCCAGATGCCTCCGGTCAACGAGATCGACACCCTGGTCATGGCGGGCCATGCAGGAAAGCACCTGAGCCGGAAGCTGGCCCACTTGACAAAGGGCCTCCAGTTCACTAAAATGGCACATGCCAAGTTCCCCGGCTTCTCCCTCTGGCGAGAGTGCCTGGCCCGGAACCCGGCAGCCTGGGAGGAGATGGAGCGGTACAACCGCATGGACGTCATCTCCAATGAGGCCCTGTTCGAGCGGCTCCGGCCCTTCAGCAAGGTCCACATCCCAGGCTTCCAGACTGGTGAGCTGTGCTGCCCCAAATGCGGAAGCAAGGACCTGAAGAAGCGGGGGGTCCTGGAAACACGCGGTGGCTGGTACCAGCGTTTCAAATGCAGTTCCTGCGGTGGTTGGAGCCAATCCCGGATCACCCACCGTCCCCGGCAGATTGCCAAGAACATCCTGAAAGGTGCATGACATGGGTGACAACGTTTTGGTCCATTTCCACTATGCTAACGAGGTCCGCCTGGACTTCCCCGAGCTGGACCTGGCTGTCGTTCTGAAAGGGCGGCTCAAGGTCGCCCCTGGCCTCCGCCTGCCCTTGCGGGCCTCCATGCTCAAGGGGGACGTTCACCACCTCCTGCATGGTAAGTACAAAACCAGCGCTGATCTGTACCAAACCTACCACAGCTCCATCCAGGACAGCCGGCCCGGTGAGTACAGGTTCGGCTCCTTGAAGGAGGAGCCCCTGGAGATCAAGGAGGTCCGGACCCCATCCAAGGAGGGCAAGCAGCCTCCGGATGACTGGCTGTTCGGCTGGGTGCGATATCCCTCCGAGGGCAACCGCGTGTTCATTGAGCTGCGTGGTTCAGGCAAGCTTGAGGTCGCCGGAGACCTGCCGGAGGAGCTTGCTGACCTGCCCAAGTATGCCCATGTGCATCCCAAGGTGCTGGAGGCCATCGCTGTGGGCTTCACTGGTGCCCACACCACCAGCAAGCTTGACGAGATCATCCAGTTCTCCTACATCCGGCACGCTCCTGAGGACCACCTGGGTGAGATCGCCAGAAAGCTGGCTGATGCTTCCAGGTTTGGCGGGCTCGCCAGTATCAGCCGGCATGCAGACCCCAGAGAGACGCCTGTCACACCCGCCAAGGGCTACAAGCAGGACGACGGCAAGCTGGACTACAACCTCCTGATGCGGGACCTGGCTCCTCAGGTTGAGCAGATCGTCAAGGTCCTCCACTGGGGCCACCACACCAAGGGTTATCCCCGGAACGGCTTCCGGACCCTCCCGGATGCTGAAGGCCGCTTCATGGCGGCCACCCAGCGGCACCTGGCAGCCATGGCTCGGGATGCCCTGGCTAAGGACCCTGAATCAGGACTCCCCCACGCCATCCACGTGATTGCCAACCAGCTGATGATGCTGGCAGCCCTCGAAGACAATCAGTAACCACCTGAAGCCCCTGAGCCCTTGACACGGCCAGGGGCTTTTTGCTATCCTAGCGCCCTCTGATGCTCCAATGGAGGACGCATGGACGACCTGTTTGAACGTCAATATCAGCGGGAGAAGCAGCTCTCCCAACAGGCCTACGAGAGGGCCACCCAGCTGTTCCTGGAACAGTCCTCTAACGGCAACGGGGGCTCTGCTACGGCAGCCTCTTGGATCGTGGGCAAGTACCTGCCCATAGCTGCCCAGGGCTACCAGGCCTTCAAGGACAGCACTGGCGGGCAGTTCTCCCAGATCCTCTCAGGCTTTGAGGACCTGGGCCCCCGCCTGGTAATTGCCATCGCCATTGAGGGAGTGCTAGATGCCCTCCTGATCAAGCCGGAACAAACCAGGACCTACGTGCTATCCGGGATAGCTGACAGGCTGGACCGGGAAAGCACCATCGGGTCCTTCACCACCAACAACCCCCTCCGGGCTGCCCAGCTCCACAAGAGGGCCTCCCGGGAGTGTGCCGGTGCCCGGAAGAAGCTCCGGATGTTCCTGACGGCCTCAGAGGCCACTGGGGACCCTGTCCTCCGCATCGACAAGGTCTATGGGGTCCAGCTGGCCGGGGTGGCCCTGGGGCTCCTGATCGGGGCAGGGATGGTTGAACAGCACACCCGGCCCGGGAATGCCAAGGTCTACCTGAACCTCTCCGCTGAGTGCGTGGATGAGCTGGTCAAGCGCCAGAAGCACGCCGCCGAGGGCCACGGCATCTACTCCCCGATGCTCCACCCACCCATTGACTGGACCCTCAATACCCCGGGTGGGTACCTGACCCCAGAGATGCGGGAGGTGTCCAGGATTGTACTTGGCCCTCCAAGCCTCTCAAAACGGCTCCTGAGGCATTCAAGCCAGTCCACACTGGATGCCCTTAACCTCCTCCAGAAAACGCCATGGCGGGTCAATGGACGCATCCTGGAGGTTGTCCAGGCAATGGCTGCCGCTGGAGAGCTGGGGGAGGTGGTTCCTGACATCTCTGTCAACATCCCCGAGTACCCAGAGCACCTGGCTGGCCTGAAGCCCGGGGAGCGGACCGAGCAGCAGCAGGAAGAGCACCAGATGTGGGTGGACACAGCCCGTGAGGCCCATGCCCTCCGGAACAAGCAGGTGGCCGCCAGCTACCGCTTTGTCCGGGTCCTGGAGGAGGCCAAGAGCCTGAAGAACGAGGAGGCCTTCTACTTCGTCTGGGCCTTCGACAGCCGGGGCCGCATGTACCCCAGGACCTACGGGATGAGTCCCCAGGGCTCTGACCTCCAGAAGGCCCTCCTGGAGTTCCGGGACGGCTGCTGGGTCGAGAGTGACAGGCAGCTCCTGCTATTCCAAACCAACCTGGCCCACCGCTGGGGCTTTGACAAGGCCTCCTACGCGGACACACGAGCATGGGTGGAGCAGAACACCCCGATGATCCTGGCCCACGCCAGTGACCCCCTGACCAACAGGGATTGGACCAAGGCTGACAGCCCCTTCCTGTACCTGGCAGCTGCCATGGAGTACAAGGAGTACCTGGAGGACCCGGGGTTCTTCCGGTCCCACATCCCCATTGCTGCAGATGGAGCCTGTTCCGGAAGCCAGCACATGGCCGCCATCCTCCGGGACCCCATCACCGCCCAGGCTGTCAACCTGACCCCGTCAGATACCCGGCATGACCTCTACCAGGTCACGGGAGACAAGACCCTCCAGCTCCTCCAGGAGGCTGAGGAGGCCGGGGAGCTCCCTGAGGTCCTCAAGCCCTTCCTGACCTTCGGCATCCCCCGGGCCATGGTCAAGCGGCCCACCATGACCCTGCCCTACGGGCTGACCCAGCGGTCCGTGGCCGGCTACCTGTTCCTGGACTACCTGGCCTTCACGGACGTACCAGAGCTGGCTGATCAGGACAAGTTCCGGGCCGCCATCAAGCTCACCCCCTACGTCTGGAAGGCCCTGGGAGAGGTCCAGTCCGCCACCATGGATGCCCTCCAATGGTTCCGCAAGGCCATCAAGGGACGCTTTGAGGTCAATCCAGAGGCCACCCAGTCCTGGCTGACCCCAGATGGCCTGCTGGCCCAGCAGCACGCTGTGGACTTCGAGGAATCCCGCATCCGGACCTGGTGTGGCTCCCCCATTTCCATCCAGTGGCAGGGCCAGGGCATCAACCCCTCCAAGAGCCGGCACCGGGCTGGCTTCCCGCCGAACTTCATCCACTCCCTGGATGCCACCCACCTCCGGGAGGTTGTCCGGCGAATGGCTGCCCTGGGCTGCCACCAGTTCGCCATGATCCACGATGACTTCGGGGTCCCTGTGAACTGGGCTGACAAGCTCTGGGACGTTGTCAGGGAGGCTTTCCGGGACCAGTACTCCGGGAACCTCATGGCTGCCCTGAAGGACCAGTGGGGCTTGTCCCTGGAGCCCCTGGAGCAGCGTGGCTGGGACATCAACGAGGTCCTGACCGCCCAGTTCGCCTTCAAGTAGGTGTTGACAAGGTGGCCCTCCAAGCGTATAGTTGAACCCATCGACAGCAAGGAGGTCCACATGGATGACAAAGTCTACGAGAACCTGAAGTACATCCGGAGCAGCATCCAGGGTCAGCTCCGGGGCAAACCCCGCTACACCAACTGCCCCCTCCGGGCCCACTGGCAAAGCCCCGGGTTGGCCGTCATCGAGAACGTGGAGACTGGGGACGTGTGGTACGGAGATGGAAGCTCTGGTGACATTCGCTGGGCTATCATTGACCTCCTCTACGAGCAAATTCCCCAGGCTGTCCGGCTCCGTGAGTACCTCAAGGCTGCTGCTGAGGCCCTCAGGGCCGTGCCCGGTGCCAAGGAGGTCTACTCACCCTTCCAGCAGCGCATCTGGGATGACTTGATCGACCAGTCCAAGTACAACCCCACACTTGTCGTCCAGGACAGCGACAAGGGGCCCATCCTGTGTGTCCGGATGGACACGTATGTGTGGGGTGGCTTCAGCATTGACAAGGCCCTCCAGTACCATGAGACTGGCAGCATCCGCCGGGAACTGGCCCGTCTCTACTTCAAGGGTTCCCAGATGCTTGAAGCCTACGAGGACGATGAGTGCCCGTGGCGTGATGCCTGTGAAAAGCTGGGTGCCACGTATGAACCCCTTCAGGAGGCTTGACATGAACTACTACAACCACCACGATGCCCGTGCCCGGCTCCGGATGATGGAGCACTCCAACCCTCCAAGCTGGACCACGTGGGCCCTTGTGGCCTGGGCAACCAGCCTCTTTTGGCTCCCCATCCTGGTCTTCCTGCTGAAGTAGCAGGGCTTGACAGGCCAGAAGAAATCTGGTAAACTTCTCCCCGTAGCACAGCAGTTAACCTCAAAAGGAAGCAAGATGCAAGCAAAAGACGCAATGTTCACTGTGGCCGCTGGGGCCCTCCTGATCACCCTGGCCACCTGCCAAACCGCCGCTCACGCTACCAACACCCCTGGTGCTGACTGCGTCGGACACCAAGCCTGCCAGACCAACTCCGGCAACACCACCACCAACAACAACCAGCGCACGGTCAGCCAAGGCCAGCACCAGCAGCAGTCCAGTAATTCCAACTCGGCAGGTGGGGATGCCAATGTCTCCTCCTACATCTCCCCGAACACCAGTCTGTCCACCGGGGGCTACGTCTACAACAACCGCACCCTGAGCATCAACCCCGTCCAGGCAATCAGCCCGGCTGTGGTGGCCCCCTCGGCCTTCGTGTCCACGGTGGCTGACCCCTACTGCGGTCCCCGCCAGAAGGTGATGTCCAAGGACGTGAACGGCAAGATCATTGGCCTGTTCGGCCACACCGACGTGGCCCTGGGCCAGAACCAGTGGCTGGCTCCTGACGTCGAGATGCCATACCGGAAGGTTGAGGTGGTCCCTGGTCAGCTCTACCAGCTGATCGGCCACAAGACCCATGAGACCACCACGGTCCTGACCGTCAGTACCAGTGGGGCTCTGGCCTTCGGGGCCAATGGTGGCAATGGCCAAGGTGGATCCATCGGTGCTTCCGGTGGTGGTGCCCTTCAGCGGATGGTGACGACGATCCGGGTCCAGGAATGCGTCGCTATGACCTTGACACCTGCCCCTAAGGTGGTTGCCCCAGCCAAGCCCCAAAAACGCCGCCAGGGCCCTACTGAGGCCTCCCAGAGGCATCCTGCTAAGAAGCCTGACTGCAACTGCGTTAAGTAAGCCCGCCTGACCCCCTCAAGCCCCCTCGGCACCAGCCCTGGGGGCTTTTCTTTTGTCCTTTCAGCCCTGCTTATTTCTTAGGCACAAAAATGTACCGTAATAGGAGAAGAAGAGTGCCCTAGGGCACCCTGACCTCCCGGTCCATCCAAAAATGTACCGTAATAGGAGAAGAGCTTGCTCTCCTCCAGTAGGACCCCTCTGACACACAGCACTAGCTGTCACTGACAAGGGTCCAGGGTATCCTAAGGCTACAGATTGCCGCTCCCGCCCTGGTGTCCAGGCGCCTCCGATGACAAGGAAGGCCCTGGGGACCCCGCAATGAACCCTCCCCACCTGTTCTGGCCCCCGGCAGGATGGATTGAGGTCTGGATGAAAGTTCCAGCGCGTTGTCTCCGAAAAGGACAGGTCAAAGGCTGGCTGGCATGCCCCCGATGACTGAAGATTTCTGCCACGTCAGGCAGATGATAAAGTGTATGCTGCTGTAATTCCCCAGGGTAACGCCCCGAAGGGTAGCCAGTAAGGTTAGAGGCTCCATCCTCAGCCCTCATTGCGAGCTATATGATCCTTCCAGGTTCAAGCCTGGGAGTCCTGGAAGCGTTGTGTCGCTGGCCGGGATGTCCTGATGGATACAGGACCGTGACAGGTATGTCTCACACGTATTGGCTGGTACCCTGGCAGGTACCGGGCGACTCTCACCCCTAACGAACCTGGGGGGTCCTTCCGGAAGGAAGGGCCTAGGGCTGGATACTTGAAGATCCAGTTCCGAAGGAGTGGAACCCTTTAGGCACGAGACAGCAGGCAGCTGTACCTTACCCCTTGATCACTGGGGAGGGTAGAGCTTCAGGCTTGTACAGCTGAAGTGGCTATGGACTCTTCTGGGTCCATACCAGCTGGGAAGGCTAGGCGCTATAGGACCTGATCAGTCCGAGTCTAGACCTTCTATGGAATACGGATACCTCAGCAAAGACCTAGGGTCATTTGGGAAAGCTTTTGGAAGCTTTCCCAATGACCTTGGGGCTTGAAGCCTGGGGAGTCCAAGGATAGCCTTAGCTGGCTTTCCTTGGGCTTCCTTGGCTTTGCTAGGAAACGGCTCCTCCCTGTCCCTGGGCGCTAGGGGGCCCCTTAACAATCCTTAACAATTAATACTATACAGTCATATTACTTCCTTATACTACCTTAATACTATACTATACTAAAGATATCTTAAAGTACTACTAGGCTATTCTTATCTGTACATGGCTAGCCTGCAGAAATGTACCGTAATAGGAGAAGAAGCCCAAGGAGGGCCTATGAGCTACGTCATCAGCCCCAAGGGCTACCACCAGTTCCGAACTGATAGCGTCGAAGACGCCAGACTGTACCTGAAGCGCCTTGACATCCGAGGCCTTGGCCCTAACGGCTGGGGAACCTTTGGTCCCGAGGGCCTCCCCGTCCGAGTACAGGGCAACATCAAGAAGCTCCAGCTGAGCTTCCCTAAAGCCAAGGCTAAGCAGCCCAAGCCTGTCCCGGTCAAGCGGGAACCTGCAGCAGCTGCCTGCCACCACGCTCGCCTTATGGCGGGTGAAGCCATACCAGCCTGGAGGCCCAATGGAACGAATGACTGAAGTCCTCCTGGAGGGTGGGCCCAGCTCTGGGATCACCCAGAAGCAGTGGGCTGAGATCCTCCGGAGCATCCCCAAGCCCATAGTGGACAACCAGACCACCCCGCACATGGCAGGCTTTCTGCTGGGTATCCAGTACGCCCTGGACCGCATCAGACCTCTTGTAAGGAGTTGACATGAGTTTTTTCAAGAAGGCCGGAGGGCTGCTCGGGAACATCCTGGGGATTCGTTCCGGAAGCTCCTCCCAGGTCCGTCAGTTCGCTGAGGACTGGGGCTTTCAGCAGCGTCAGCTCCAGGCTGACATGCAAGCCCAGCAGTTCGGCCTCCGGGCCAGTACCGAGCTGACCAGCCTCCAGGATGAGGCTGAGGCCAAGATGGCCGACACCCTCCGGAAGGAGGCAGCTGCTTCCCAGCCCCAGGTGGAGCTGGCCAATGCCAACAACAAGGCCCGCCAGGCCTTCTTCCGATTCCGATGATCCCATACCAACCAGCCCTCTCGTTCATGGAGGAGCCACCCTCAGAGGAGGCTCCACAGGACACGTGGACTCGCCTGTACCGGCGATCCCAGCCCGCACGAGAGCGGGCACAAGCCAATGCTGCCCTCACCATTCCGGAAGCGTATCTTCCGGATGGCGGTCTGATCGATGACCACACCGGGCAGGTGAGCTACCAGAGCATCGGCTACCGGGGTGTGAACAACATCGTCAACGTGATGGCGAACCTGTTGTTCCGCACCTCCCGGAGCTTCTTCCGACTGGCCCCATCCAAGGAGTGGCTCCGGAAAAACCCCACTGCTGACACAGCTGCCCTGGAGGCAGACATGGCAGCCATTGAGGCCCGGGCCACTGAGGCATGGGTCCAGCGTGGAGACCACGACAAGCTGATCCAAGCCCTGATCCAAGTGGCTGTGGTGGGTCAGGCTGTCCTGTGGTTCGACAAGGCCCAGGACGTCTTCCGAGTGGTGCCCTTCCGGAACTACTGCATCGACAGGCTCTACGACGGCAGCATCGGAACCCTGATCATTGCTGAACAGCTCCGGGTGCTGGACCTCCGGGAAGACCTCCGGCAGACCATGCTGGATGCTGGCAAGGCCCCCATGGCTCCTGTGGCCCTCTACACCCGCCTGACAGCCCAGCCTGATGGCAAGTACCTGCAGGAGGTGGCTGTGGATGGCGGCCAGGCCATCCCGGACCTGACCCAGACCTTCACCGAGGACAAGCTGCCCTTCGCCACCCCGTTCTGGTCCCTGCCTCCGGAAGCCTCCTATGGCATCTCCCTGGTGGATGGGCTCCGTGGGGACCTGCACAAGCTGAACATCCTGGCTGCTGCCCAGACCCGAGGAATCCTGAACATCCTGGACTGGAGGACCCTGGTCAACCCCGGGGGCCTGACGGACATCGAGGACTTCAAGGAATCGGAACCTGGTGATCCCATCGCCGGCAAGCCCGAGGATATTGCTGTCTCCGTCACTGGGGACCCCAAGATCGTCGAGCTGATCACGGCTGTCATGACTGACATCGAGCGCCGGCTGGCTGCCGCCTTCCTGGTGGAGCAGGCAACCTTCCGGACTGGTGAGCGTGTGACGGCTGAGGAGGTCCGGAGGACTGTGGACAGCCTGGAGCGCCAGTACACCGGCATCTATGCGGCCATGGCCCACCACCTCCAGCAGCCCCTGGCCCGCTGGATTCTGGACATGGTGGACTTCCAGAAGGACCTGTCCGTGGACGTGACCGTGGTGACGGGTCTGGATGCCCTGAGCCGGGCCACTGAGGCCGACAACCTCGTCCGGGTGCTCATGACCATGGGTCAGCTTGCCACCCTGCCGGATGACCTCCGGGCCCGCATGCGTCAGCAGGAGGTTGCTGAGGCCATTGGGTCAGGCTTTGGAGTAAGCATGGACAGGTTCATGATTCCGGAGGAGGAGTTCCGGAAGCAGCAGGAGCAGCTCCAGCAGCAGCAGATGGCTATGCAGGTAGCTGCCCAGCAGGCCACCCAGCCCCAGCAAGATGTACGGTAATAGGAGAAAACACCCATGACCGACACCACCGAGCAACCCCAATCCACCCAAGCCCCTCCGGCTGTCGAGCAGAACCCTGCTCCCCAGCCCGCACCCCAAGCCACTCCCGAAGCACCCAAGCCCGCTGCCGAGGCACAGCCCTCTGTCCAACCCGGCAGCAAGACCGTCAGCTACATGCAGTCCGGCAACAAGGCCCTCGATGCTGCCCTGTCCATCCTGGGCCGTGGAGGGCTGGAGCAGGACAGCTTCGAGATGGACCAGGCCCGAGAGGGTAACTTCGGTCCTCTCAAGGCCGTCCTGAACCACCTGAAGCTGGAGCACGGTGACGCTGCCCTCCAGCTGATGGAGGCTGCCTACGCCACCCACCAGGCCGAGCAGGAGAAGGCCCGGAAGGAGCTGGTCTCTGACCTCCACAAGATCGCTGGGGGCAAGGATGGCTGGGAAGCCACCCAGGCCTTCATCGAGGCCAATGCCACCCCGGATGAAGCCAAGGAGCTGAAGGAGGCCCTGGAGACCGGAGGCATCACTGCCCGCATGGCTGCCCGCTACATGGCCACCCTGTACCAGCAGTTTGGTCAAGGTGAGCAGGCAACCAAACCGAATGAGCCCCAGGCTGCTCAACCCCAAAGCCACAGCCCCCGAGCCACCAAGGCTGCCGGTGCCAGCAAGGCCGGCGAGTTCCTGGGGTTCGATGACTACTTCAAGCAGTACCAAGCCCTGGTCACTTCCGGTGCCGGTCAGAACGACCCCCGTGTGGTGGCCCTTCAACAAGCCCGTCTCCGCGCCATCGCTGCGGGGCATTGATAGGAGAGCCAGATGGCCCTGTCCGAATTTACCTTCCCGGGAAAACTGGGTACCACCAACCTGACGGCTCCGGTCAACGAGGCCCAGCTGCGTGAGCTGCACATCGATGCGGTCAAGAAGTCCGCCGAGAAGCGCCTGTGGGACGACAGCCTGGTGGCCAAGTACTTCCCGAAGCGCCTGCTGACCGGCACCTCCACCACCCGCATTGATGCGATGGGCTCCGGCAATGGCATCCAGAAGCTGGAGCATGACCGCACCCCGGTGCCGACCCAGTACAAGTTCGGGGTCAGCAAGTTCAGCATCGACACCCCGGTGCTGGCCCGTGCCCGCGTGGAAGAGCTGGCTGACATCCAGTCCCACCTGCCGGTGCTGACCGAGATCGGTGACGACCAAGGCCGCCAGCTGGCCGAGTTCATCGACAAGACCTACATGATCATGGCGACCAAGGCCGCCCTGATGACCACCACGCCCTTCGCTGGCCTGTCGGCTGCCGAGGGCTTCCTGGGTGGTACCCAGGTCTCTGCTGGCACCCAGGCTGACAGCCGGGACCCCGCCAAGCTCCTGAATGCCTTCCGGCAGCTGGAGCTGGCCATGTTCAAGAAGAAAGTCTCCATGACCAAGGAGTCCGCCCTGCTGGTTGTCACTCCTGAGGTCTTCTACACCCTGGAGACCAACAACATGCTGGTTGACCGCCAGATCAAGTGGTCGGACGGCACCATGCTGAATGCCCGCGTGCTGCACTTCTTGGGCATCCCGGTCGAGCGTTCCAACGTGTTCCCTGGCGGCGAGAACATCCAGAACCACCTGCTGTCGAACAGCTCGAACAACAATGCCTATGACGGGGACTTCACCAAGGTCCTGGGCACCGTCATCTGCACCAAGGCCCTGCAGGATGCCTATGCCTACCAGCCGAAGTACTCGCTGGACTGGGACTTCAAGGACATCTGCCACTACATCACCACCCGTGTGGCGATGGGTGTCGGCATTGCCCGTCCTGAATATGCCGGCGTGATCACCCACGCCTAATGCCAAGCCCTCTGGGTCTCTTCGGAGGCTCAGGGGGCTTTTTTTTTTTGCTTCCAAGAGGCCACCATGCACGACCTTCAGATCATCAATGCCATGCTCCGGCAGGAGGCCCAGCAGCCCGTGGCCTCCCTTACCGACACCCACCCCATGATCCCCACCTGCCTGGGCATCATCCAGGAAGAGCGGAATGCTCTGCTGTCCCTGGGCTGGTGGTTCAACACCGTTACCGTTACCCTGCAACCAAGCAATGACGGGTCTGTCCTGGAGCCTACCAATGCCCTCCAGACCCATGCCCGTGGCTATGTGCCAGTCGATGGTCGCCTGATGACCTACGATGGCCGTAACCCTCCTGGCCCGGTAAAGGCCAAGCTCTTCCTGCACATGACCACCCAGCAGCTTCCGGAAGTGGCCGCTGCCCACCTGTTGGCCCGGTGCCGCTTCCGCTACGCAGCTGACATCATCAAGGACCCCACCGAGTACGCTGCCGCTGAGCGGGATGCCCGGGAGACCATGGTGGCCCTGAATGCTGCCCACATCCGTCAGCAGGCACCCATGGGCCGCAACCGCTACCAGCGGGCTGTGGATCGGGTCTTCACCAGCAACTACGCCAACCGCTTCCTGGGGACCTTCTGATGCGAGTCATCTCCGGCGTCCTGAAGAACATACAGGCGGGCTACTGGGAGAACCTGAACACCAATGTGCCCTCCGGGGCCGCCTCTGACACCACCAACGTTGACTTCCCATCCGGTGGGGGTGTCAAGAAGCGAGCGGGGTTCAAGGTTGTCCGGGACAGCACCATCTTCCACACTGGTGCCAACGTCCAGCCCGTCTATGCCAAAGGCCTTGGCTACCTGACAGTGGGCCACCAAGGGTCCGAGTACCGGGGCCCTGTACTGCTGGAAGGTGGTGACAACTCCTTCATCGGCAATGCTGTGCTGCCTGAGCCCATCCAGCTCCTGCCCGTCGGGGATGACGTCCTCATGCTTGCCAAGGGCACCATGACTGTGTCTGGGTCGGAAACTATCGTCCCGAACATCGGGTTCATCGAGGTCCTGGCCGGTGCTGCCAACACCACCTACACGGCTACGGTCAAGGGCCCCTTCGGCCAGGTGACAGCCAAATATACCACCCCTCCGGCCTACAACAGTAACCTGAACCTGAACCTCAACAACGTCCCTGTGTACTCGGGTGAGGCTGTGGTTGAGCGAGGGCTGACCCGCACTGGCCCCACTGGCTGGATACCGGCCAAGGAAGACCCCAGGTACCTGACCCGCTACGACCTGCCGAACCAGGCCACCGTGAACCAATTCGTGAATGCCTCGGGCAGCCGTGGTCAGGTCTTCCTGGCGGGGCCCACCTGGCGGCCCGGGCAGGACCTGAACCCCTCTGCCATCGGGGGCAGCACGGAATGGAATGCCTCCTGGGGCCCGAACTACCCGAACATGTGGCACCCCCTGATCCGAGCCGATGGTCCCCTGAAGGACTATGACTGGATCGAGTGGGACTACCGCTACACCCGGAAGATTCTGAACCCGGAGTACTCTGCCCGGATCAGCGAGGCCACCTTCAACTACCAGAAGGCCCAGACCGAGTACCAGCTCCAGGTGGCAGAGCAGACCACCCGGAGCCACATCGCCCTGCGGCTGGCCCAGCACATCCCTGGTGCTGCGGTCCACGGGGCTGTCATTGAAATCCCAGGAGCAACCAGCATCACCGTGTCCGATGGGGCCAGCGGGTCCGACCTTCGTCCAATCCTGAGGGAAGTGTCGTCCGTGTCGGACCTCCCAGGCAAGGCCACAGAAGGCACCTTGATGCTGGTTGCCGGGGTCCCGTTCAAGCACCAGGCTGGTATCTGGAAGGAGCAGCCCGGAGGCAGCCTGAGCTGGAGGGGCCCCTGCCTGTGGTGGCTGCAGGCAAAGAGATTGCCCTCCCTGGTTAACAAAGCCAATGGGAAGGACTGGGTGATTCCCAAGGCTGGTTCCTGGGATGAGCTGTCCCGGATGCGCGGGGAGCACACCATGGTCTATGCCGACATCTTTGGCGGCCGTATGGTCCTCCTGACGTCCAAGGGTGCCTTTGTGTCTGCCATCGGCAGCCCCTTCGATGTCACCCCAGGCAGCGCCATCAACCCCACGGCTGATGACGGCTACTACCTGGAGCTTGGTAGTGACACGGACCCCGTGAAGGCAGGAATCCTGTGGGGCTCCCAGCTCCTGGCCATAACCTCCCGTCGGGCCTTCCTGGTGGGCCTGGGCTCCCGTGACCAGACCAGCATCACCCAGCTGGACATGGAGGGTGTGGGTCGGGCCAACGTGTTCCTTGCCCGTACCTCCCGTGGTCCTGTCATGCTGGCCCAGGAAGGCCTGGGGGCACCCATCCGGCTCCGGCTGCTCCAGCCCTCCCCGGAGGGTGGTCGGCTGGTGTCCGTCCCTCTGTGCCCACAGTTCAATGAGAAGAAGGCCCGGAACGTGGTCAAGCACATGACCTCCTCGGCATCCGGGGATGACCTGTGCATCTGGCACGGGGCCGGCCACGCCCGGCTGATTGACCTCCGTGGGGAGTTCCCCGTCATCCGGGACTACAAGGACCTGCCTGAAGAGGGCTGGTGCGGGTATGTTGGGGATGACCTCTGGCTCCTCTACGACAAATTCTGCAAGCAGGCTGATGGGGAGACCCGGGACTACTTTGGGAACATCAAGGCAACCATTGAGTTCCACACGCCTCCACAGTCTGGGGTCTACATGCCAGACAGCAGGCACACCACCAAGTCCTGGACGGTCTGGCTCCAGGAGGGTGAGATGACCCTCTCATCGGCCGGCTTTGCCCGCACCTTCAACCAACCCGGCGAGTATGCCTCGCTGCCCATCCACCTGCGGGGCGAGCATCGCATCCGCGTCACCAGCACAGCGGCACCCATGTACATCCGTGATGTCCAGTACTCTCTGGTCACACGGAATGGGAAGACGCCCAGCTCCTGGAGTTAACGATGTTCTGGAAGGGATTCGCAGAGGGGATCATGTCCCCTGTCCTGGGCAGGTTCGCTGCCAAGGCATCCAACGACATGGCATCCCGGGCCGACAGTCTGAACCGGCTGAAGGTGGATGCCAGGAATGCTTCGGCCCGGGTGGAGTGGCAGTACAGGCAGAATGCCATCGAGCGGACCAACAAGAAGGCCTCCGAGCAGTTCTTCAAGGACAAGGCCACTGTTGAGCGGAACTTCGATGTCCAGAACCGCCAGGCTGTCTTTGCTGAGGTTGAGCGGAAGGCCGGCAAGCAGGCTGCCCAGGGGGCCATGACGGCTGAGATGGCCCAGCGTGGTCTCCTGGGTACTGGCCTGGCTGCTTCCATCAACACGGTCCAGCAGGCCCGCCTGGGGCAGATGGAATCCTCTGCCATGAGCCAGGAGCGGGCCCGCAAGTTCAACCAAGGGGCCACCCTGGACACCCTGGTGGCCTCGGCCTTCTCCCAGAAGGACCTGGACATGCCCATGGCCAGGTTCGACCTAACCCGGGTGAAGGACACCACCGTCCGGGCCCCGTCCTGGGGCAAGGCCATCGCCCATGGGGTCATCCGAGGTGTCGCCGCCTACTACGGGGGTGAGCAGGGCAGTCAGATAGCTGGCATGGTCCTCAACAGCGAGAAGTACGTCCGGAACTCCCAGGCATCCGGACAGAAGGCTCTGGACAGCCTGTATGGCCAGGGACAGGTCCAGTTCGCCACCCCCATGGAGCGGGCCGGGCAGATGGCCCAGGCCGCCCTGTCCGCCTACGGGCAGAACGGGATGGACTGGAACAAGCTGGGGCAGGGCATCCTGCAGGCCCAGCAAGGCAACAACCGCATGGACTGGGGCAAGCTCTTCGAGATGGGCAGGAATGCCTACGGGAACTGGAAAGTGACCGACAAGCCCATGCCCACCACCACAGGAGGCTACAGTGTCCCAAAGTTCTGATGGGCTGATCAACGGAACCCCGTTCTTCCAGTCCAGCCCGGCCGGCATGTCTGCCCGGTCCGGCAAGCCCTCTGTGCTGGGCCCTGCTGCCCAGTCCATCCTCCGCACGGAGACAGGTGAGCTTCCCAGCTCCCGGATGTCCACTATGGACAGGATCGCCAAGGAGCGGCCGTCCCAGCGGGACCCCTTCAATGCCCAGATGGCTGACAAGGAGAAGTTCCTGCAGGGCATGCAGGTGGTGGCCTCGGGCAAGGCTGTCAGTGAGGTAGCTGCTGAGCAGCCCTGGTACACCCGCATCTTCGGTAAGTCCGACGTGGTGCTGGGTGCTGAGGCCTACGCCAAGGGCTCCCTTGCCCAGGAGGTCACTGCTGACGTTCTCCGGAACATGGGCACCCTCCGGCAGATGGATGAGGACACATTCCGGAAGGCCCTGCTGACCCGGTTTGAGATGGCCAGGACTGGCTCTGCTGCTGTGGACATGGATGTCCAGAACCAGCTGCTCCAGAAGGTCCCCCAGATCATGGAGACCTACACCAAGCAGGCCTACCAGTACCGGCAGGAGCAGGCCACCGAGCAGCAGAAGGGCTTCTTCCACCGAGCTGCTGACACCCTGGGCGAGACCTTCAAGACCCTGGACGTGGACCCCACCAGCCCCTCTGGGCAAGAAGCTGCCGCCAAGGCAGTGGCTGAGTTTGATGCCAACATCGGTCGGATCGTCGGACAGGACAAGGAGAGCTACGAGAAGAACCTCCTGAACCTGTTCGAGGGGGCCATTGCCCAGATCGGTGAGCCCCAGATCGTAATGAACGCGGATGGGACCACCACCACCACCTACAAGACGGCCCATGCTGTCCAGGCAATGCTGGCTGGCTCCAAGGCATTCGAGCAGCTCCCCCGGGAGCAGCAGACTGCCCTCCTCCAGAAGGCTGAGCTGGCCAACCGGAAGGCAATCACCAAGTTCTCCACACCCCACATGGAGAAGCTGGCCAAGATCGAGACCATGATCCGGGACCCCGGTCCTGGTCAGACGGTCAAGCAGCTGGTGAAGATGAAGCAGGAGGTCCTGGATGCCATCCAGCGCGAATCCGGCAGCTTCATCCCCCTCTATGACCCTGAGGACATGAAGGCTGATAGTGTCCGTTCTGCCCTGGCCATCCAGGCCCGGAGGGAGCGTGAGCTTCAGAAGCGCTTGGCTGACCAGGCTGCTCAGGAGCGGGTACGTGCTGCATCCTCTTCACAGGAGGCCAAGGAAGCAGCGGCCGCAATGCGGGCAGCTCAGTTCACCAACCTCATGGTCACTGACCCTGTGGGCTGGTCCCGGGTCAAGGCCATCGGTCTGGTTAAGGCAGAGGAGGCCAAGCACGTGGAGAACAGCGCCTACGTCCAGGCCACCCCCGACCAGCAGTACGCCCTCATGAGAGGCAGCCTGAACCCCATCCCTGTGGCCAAGGCTGAGCGGCAGGGTGAGGTCAACCGCCTGCTGACCGAGGACCCTGAGGAGCTGGTCAAGCGGCCTGATGAGCTGATGCACCTGCTGGATCGATTCAAGGCGGACGTGCAGGCTCTTGGCCGGGAGAAGGCCCAGGACTACTACGGGGCTGACCTGGCCGGGCTTCTGGAGAACGCTGTCACCAAGCAGGCCCAAGGCTTCCCCAACGACATCCTGGTGCATTCCCTCTATGCTGACGCCCGTGCCTCCAAATCCGCCAAGCCCTCCGAAGACCTTCGAGAGGCCACCAAGGAACACCTCCAGAAGTCCAGCAACCGCTGGGGCATATCGGCCCTCTGGAACGATGCGTCTGCACAGCCCCTCTGGGCGTCTGGGATCAACCTGGATGACTATCCGGACCTCTCTGACGCGGTGGCTTCGGAGGCTGCTCGGGCAAAGGCTGTGAGCCCAGCTGATCCCGAGGAGAAACTGCTCCTGCGGGCATCCCGGAACTTGATCGGGCCCGGTAAGGCATTCGTGCCTGCTGGGGGCATCCTGATCCGGAACTATGCTGACGGGCAGGACCCGCTCCAGTACCTGGTCAACCCCCCCAATGGCCGTGGCATTCCGGTAGACAAGGTGGGTGAGTACCTGGAAGAGCAGGTGGAGGGCCTCAAGCAGGGGCAGGTCCACAGCATCCAGGTCTTCTACGCGGGCGGCCCCAGCAAGTCCCTGGCCATCCGCGTCGTCAATGAGGACGGCTCCACCAACATCAAGGAGCTCCCGCTGGACCAGATGCTCCACGATTATCACAACCCCACCAAGGGCCCTGGCTCATTCAGCCGAGCAGCCAAGAAGGCCACCGGCTCCTCCTCCTTCCCCCTCCTTTGAGGTAAACCATGAAGCAAACCGTCTGGATTGACCCCCGTGAGTCCTGGGACAAGGGCTGGCAGCCGTATCAGCCTCGCCCGAAGGAAGTCCAGACGGGAAGCTCCCCAGCTGCCGCCCCGGCCCCTCTGGACCTGCCGGCTTCCCGGCCGGCCCTGGACACCCGCGAGACCGTGGAAGCCCAGGTCGCTCAAGGCGACAAGGACTACCACGAGACCAATGAGCAGCCCTATGGCTGGGAGGGATTCAAGGACAAGGCCGCTGCCGGCTTCAGGCAGTCCGTCGTTGCCAAGACCGTCGGCCTGGCCTATGAGACCTATGAGTATGGCCTCAAGGCAGCCTTCAATCGGGACTGGGGCCCGGCTGCCCCCGTGGAGCTTACCCCTGAGATGCTCAATGGCCGGACTGAGGCTGAGGTTGATGAGCTGGAAGGGGCCTACAACCCTGAGCATGCCCTCTACATCCTGGAGCGCCAGAATGCCGACCGTGAAGACCTCCAGATCATGTCCCGGGGCTCAACCACCCAGAAGCTCCTGGCTCCCATGGCTGGTGGTGCTGTTGACGGCGTTCTTGGCTTTCCTGCTGGCGCTATGGGTCGGGCTATTGGCTCTGGTATTGGTCGCCACATGATCAGGAACGGGAGCACGGTGGCCAATGCTGCCACTGCCTCCCGGGTGGTTGGTGGGGTCTCAGGGACCCTGCTGGGCGGTGCTGTCCCAGAGGCCATCACGATGGGCTATGACCCAAACAGGGACTGGTCTGACGTGCTGGCTGCCACCTTCTTCGATGCTGGTGGCGTGGTGGGTGCTGTCCGGGGATCGGCCAAGGTCCAGGCATCCGCCAAGGAGATTGCTGACCGGGTGGCCAACCTGACCATGGAGCCCACCCCCGATCTCCACCTGCCAGCTGACGGGCACCCGGATGCCATCGGTGTGCAGGCAGCCAAGGCCGTCCAGGCCCGCATGGCTGAGGCCCAGGTGAACCCTGAGGTGGTGGCCATGGAGAAGGGCCTGGAGGATGTCTCCTACCTGTCCGATCACGAGCTGAAGAACCTGGGGGTCCACACCTACGATTCCCCTGAGGGTCGCCGCTACTTCGGCAGGGACACCACCGTCTGGGACCTCCCTGAGGGCTACGTGGATTCCCGGAACGGGCACAAGTCCGTAGGGGACCTCCCATGGCCTGAGGCCCCTGACACCCAGAATGCAGCCTTCACCACCGACCACGTGAACTCCAATCCGGTGGAGGTGGCCGAGGCTGCCCTGCGGTCCGAGCAGCAGTTTGACCGCTACCTGGAAGCTGCCAAGGAGAAGGGGCTGACCCATGCTCAAGCCCTGATTGCCTACAGGGAGAAGCGATACCCGAAGCTGGCTGGCCGTGAGTGGACCACCACCGACAACGTTGTCCACCCGAAGGGCATGGACCCTGACCTGGTGGATGCTGTCAAGACCATCCGGGATGAGTTCTTCCGGAAGGGTGAAATGACCCTCCTGGACAACATGGTCACGCATGAGGGCTCCTGGGGTGAACACCTGGGGATGGGCAAGCACCTGAACCTTGCCATCGACACCAAGGCCGTCACCACCCGCCTTGACCAGCTGGAGGTTGTCCTCCATGAGATGGGCCATAGCCTGGCCATTGGTGGCATCGGCAATGTGCCCCTGGATATCCGGAAGGAGTGGGGCAAGGCTGCTGGTGCTGTCTTCAATGCCATGGCTGAGCGTGGCGGGGCCACCAAGGCAGCAGCCCTGCGGTTTGGCCTGGGGACCTTCAACTACAAGAACGCCCTCCGGCACCCTGATACCCGGAGCACAGCCCTCTTCAACATCCTGGCTGAGGACACCACCAAGGAAGGGGCCCGGAAGGCATCCAAGTACTGGGGGAACTTCGACGAGATCACGGCCCAGCAGTTTGTCAAGTACGTCCAGCGCCGATACGATGAGGTGGTCTATCAGGGCAAGAAGAAGCCCGGCCGGTACCTGCCCTCCAAGGCCATTGCTGAGTACATGTTCCATGCTGTCAAGAGCCTGGTGACGCTGTTCCGGCGTGTCCTGAAAGAGGACGCCACTGAGGCCAATGTGGCCAAGGCAGCTGATGCCTTCTTCGGGGCCCTGACGGATGCCCGGAAGGCTGGAAAGCAGGACACCCACCTGGCCCCCTCTGCTGTGTCTGAGGCCGCTGACTCCATGCTGGAGGTCATGCGGGACACCAAGCTCTATGACAAGGACGGCACGGGCTACACGGCCCCGGAGGCCCCGAAGAGCACACCAGGCTCAGGCGGGTCTGGTCCCGCTGCCAAGGAGACCCCTGAAGAGGCCCCGCTGCCCAAGCACACCTTCAGCGCCCAGGGCCGCCTGTATGGTCTGGAGAACCTGCCCCAGAAGAACCAGGGGGATGTGGCCACGGCCATCATGGTTGACAAGGTGGTCCAGCGAGCAGCCCAGGAGGCCCCGGAGCGAGTCGAGCAGTCCAATGCACGGACCTCAAAGCTCTTGGGCAGTGAGAAGGCCGGGAAGCTGGGCGAGTCCCTGATATCGGCCACCCAGGTCATGCTGAAGTCAAAGAACCCCGTGGTTCGCTGGGCAGCAGCCATCCTGGGTGAATCCCCGTCCAACCTGACTGGCCAGCGGAATAATGCCACCGCTGCCATCCACAAGTACCGCCTGGAGCGGGAGATTCTGGGGAACGCCCTGTACCGGCTACGGAAGGCCCAGGCCGCCTGGCTGAAGGAGCAGGGAAAGCACCCGGCCTTCAGCCTCTTCAGCTCTGAGGGGGCTGACAAGTTCAATGCTGAGCTCCAGTACTGGCTCCATGAAACCCACAAGGCCGGGGAGATTCCGGATGAGCTGGGTTCCCCTGCCATCCGAGAAGCCATCCAGGCCCTGGCTGATGGGCACCAGCGGGCCAACGAGGCCGAGCTGAAGTATGGGGTGGTGGGTACCCAGGAGGAGCTGCCTCCCTCCTTGGGCTACATGCAGCGTGTCCTGGACCCCGAGAAGATCAAGAACATCACGGTGGCCCAGCGCCAGAAGCTGACGGCAGCTATCCGAGCCCAGCTCCAGGACATCGGGTTCTCCCCTGAGGTCTCGGACAACGTATCCAAGGCATACCTGACCCGGGCCCTAGATGCCCGTGGTGGTGTGTTTACTCCTCAGGAGGTGGCCCTGAACTCCCCGGCAGCCGTCCGGACCATCCAGGACATCCTGAAGAAGGACGGCTACACCCCTGAGGAGATCGAGACCATCACCGGGCCCTTGCTCAACACCAAGGAGCGCCACTTCTCCCGGAAGCTGGCCCTGGACGAGCACATGGACCTCGGGGATGGGATCACCCTCGGCAGCCTCATGTGGAATGACCACCAGGCCATGCTGCGTGACCGGGCCAGGACCTCTGCTGGCTGGTCGGCCATGGCTGCCCAGGGCATCTACGGATACTCTGGCATGGAGGCTGTGGTCAAGGCAGCTGCCCAGGGCGTGGGCGAGCAGGCTGCCACCCGGGCTGAGCTGGATGCCCTTCGCCAGCTGGTGTCAGAGGTGTCCTCTGTACCTCTGAAGGGCATGTACTACTCAGCTGCACTGGACACCCTGGTCTCCGCCAACGCTGTTCTGCGGCTGGGTGGCCTGGCCTGGACCCAGGTGGCTGAGGTCCTGAACATCGCCAACCAGGTCGGTGGACTGAACACCCTCCAGGCCATCCCGGCTGTTCCCCGGCTGATCAAGGAGATCAAGGCTTCCGTCAAGGGGGCCAAGATGAGCACCAACCCTGTCCTCGGGGAGCTGGAGAACTACATGGGGCACACGTTCGGTACGGACGGGTACTTCATGGCCTCCCCCTGGGACACCAACGGGAAGAACAGGGACATCTGGGGGACTGAGGAGACCAGCAAGACCCTCCGGTTCCTGAATGCTGTCGGGCACATCCAAGGGGTCATCGGTGGTCATCGGATCATCATGGCCACCCAGCAGCGGATGGCTGCAGAGCTGACTGTGGAGCAGGCCCTGAACAGGGTCCTCAAGCTGGATGCTCCTGACACCTGGCTCAAGGACATCGGCATTGATGGGGAGCTCTGGGAGCACCTGAAGGATGCCGTCCCTCGGGTCACTGACGTGGGGCCGGACGGGAAGGTGACGTACTTCCATGCCCGCCACCTGTCTCCTGAGCTGCTGGACCAGCTGAGCACTGTCGTCCACCGCTCCGTGAACCAGATGATCCAGGGGACCTTCGCTGGTGAGCGGGGCATCTACGTCCACAACAGCTTCTGGCGGGCTGTCACCCAGTTCCGTGGGTACTCTATCACGGCCCTGGAGAAGCAGCTGGGGCGGCAGGTGGGCAACTACGGGTATGCCCGGGTGGGTCTGATGACCATGGGCAACATGGTTGCAGCCATGCCGGTGGTGGCCCTCCGCATCCTGGTGGCATCCCTGGGCCGTCGGGACCAGGAGGAGTACCTGGAGAAGATGCTGACCCCGTCTGAGCTGATCCAGAAGTCCACCCAGTACGTGGCCTACCCCGGTCTGGCCTCGGATATCCTGGATGTGCTTCAGGACGTGACTGGGGACAACCCCTACCAGGCCAAGGCACTGGGAGACCGGGCTGCCCCCTCTTTCGGTGTGGTCAACGACATCTACAGCCTGACCGGCGACCCCTCCAAGATTACCAAGCTGGTGCCTGGAGGGACCCTCCCCTTTGTCATCCCCTTCATGAACATGCTGCGCCAGGAGATCAAGCCTCCCCGCAACCACATGACCCCTTCTGAGAAGGCTGCTGCCCGCCACAAGCGGAAGGAAGCCAAGAAGGAGAAGAAGGACTGACACCTTGCTCCCGGCTCCGGCCGGGGGCTTCTTAGAGCACCCATTCCCGGATGCTCCACGAAGCCAAAGGAGAACCAATGAGTACTGCCTCCATAACCTTGGAGCGATATGGGCTCCCCACAGGCATCTACAGGCTGTCTGATGGGCGCTACGACATGACCCCTGTGATTGAGGTCTGCAAGGGCCTGCTGCAGGACTTTGCCCTGTCAGAATCAGCACCTGTGGGAACCAAGGAGAAGCTCTATGGCTCAGGCCTCTGGGCCCTTAATCTGGCCAACGATCCCAAGCCCAAGACCTTCACGGACTGCTACAACCAGCTGAAGAGGTTTGCAGACCTGGTACCCCGGATCAAGGGCCAGGAGATTGAGGTGGCCGTGGGGGACCTGCCCCCGGGCTGGAACTCCGTGACCTGGGAGAACTCAGCCACCTTTGACAGCTGCCCTGCTGTCTGGGCCCCCACCTTCACCGGAGGGATGCACAAGCTGTCCACTGTCAAGGTCATCTACCTTAAGGACGGGGTAACGCGGATCACCCAGACCACAGCCGGTGCTGCTGGGCTGATTGACCTGGCCCAGTGGGAAGGCCTGCCGGTCTCACTGATGCGGACCACCACGCCCGTACTAACCCCTGTGGTTGGGGAGATTGACATGGCTGAGCTGGAAAGCGTCATCCACCGGCTCTACCTGGCCTGCATGGATTGTGGGTGCTTTGTCCCCAAGGTGGAGGTGGCTCCTCCTGGAGGCTCCATCACCGTACCTCCCCCACACCCACGCACCCCCCTGGCAGCATGGTCTGGGGTACCAACCATAACCGTCCAGATGGGTGATAAGTACTGGGACGACATCTTGGACAAGTGGATGGCCAACACCCGGGTGGACATAGTGCAGCGGGATGATGGCACCCAGATCAGCTACATCCAGGCCTTGGGGCTGGACAAGGGGACTTTCCTGATGAACCCTGGTGCCCTTGAGCTATTCAGGCAAGCTCCTGCTGTCTTGGCCCCCCAGTCGGTTGGCCTGGAGACCATGCTCCGCTTTGTCCAGGACCCGCAGGCTCAGCAGCCCACCACCAAGTGGGACCTGCTGCTACCCACCCTGGAGTACACCCACGCCACTCCCGTGGTGGTGAATGACCAGGGGCAGCTCCTGGAGGCCTACAGATACCCAGCAGCCACCAAGCAGGCCGTGAAGTTCCTCAACGAGAAGTACTTCAAGAACGATGGAGCCTTCACCATCTTCCTGCCCTACGTCTACGTGGGCACCCAGGAAGAGTTCAAGGCTCTCAAGACCCTGAACCTTGGAACCCGGGCCGGCCTCAGGGCTGCCCTGGAGTCCGGGAAGGCTTCTGTGGTCGCTGTGGAGTTCCTGTACATGCAGGCCCGCAGGACCCCTGAAGCCGCCTCTACTGCCCCCAGGATCATGGCCATGTCAGGCCTCAACCTGGGCCTGGTCCCGATCCGGGCCGTCAAGATCAACACCCTGGGGTTCTGATGAAGCACTCAGAGAAGCTTGATGCCATCCTGTCCTCCTTCCTGGACAGGGTCATGGAGAGCGTCCGTGATCCCGGAACGGACGCCAACACTCTCAGGACTGCCCTGGCCACCCTGGAAAAGTTCAACTGGCTGACCGTGGAGCAATCCAAGGGTACCGACGGGCTAGAGGCCCTGAGGGCCGCCCAGGAGGCACGCAAGGCTGCTCAGGCTGCCAGGGTGGGGCAACCCCCTACGCCACAGAGCCTGAACGACTGACGGCCCTCCTGTGGGCTCCATGGGGCAGTACCCACTGACCAAAACCGAACCGTAATAGGAGAAGAGGATGGCTCAAGGGCGAAGAGCTATCGTCCAGGAGGCCCCAGAGGCCGCTGAGGCCCGCCGGGCCCAGGTCAAGGCCGTCCAGGAGCTCTACAAGGACCCAATGGACTTTGTCTATCGGGTCCTGGTGGACCTGAAGAAGCTGTGCGTGGCTGAAATCCTGGCCGACATCTGTGCCTTCATGATGGACCCCTCCAAGCGGGCCATCATGGTCCAGGCCCAGCGTGGGCAGGCCAAGTCCACCCTGGCTGCCATTGGGATTGCTTGGGATCTGATCCAGCACCCCAATCACCGGAATGCTGTGGTCATGTCCAACAGCAAGAAGGCCCTGGACGTCATCATCATGGTCCGGAGGATCTTCCATGACCTCCCTGAGCTTGAGCCCTGGCTGCCTGACCCAAAGGGTGGGGACCGTACTGGAATCCAAGCCTGGGATGTCCACCATAGCCTCCGGAACCTGTCTGAGAAGTCCCCCTCCCTCTGCCCGATCTCCATCGAGGAGTCCCTGCAGGGTAAGCGTACTGATTTCACAGTCCTTGACGATCTTGAGGACTCCAAGACGGGCTTCACAGCCGAAGGTCGGGCCAACATCCTCAGGAAGGCCCTGGACCTCTACGCCATCTGTGAGTACCGGATCATCTGGCTGGGCACTCCCCAGTCCATGGACTCCATCTACTTTGAGCTCCCCAAGCAGGGGGTTGAGGTACGGGTCTGGCCTGGCCGGTTCCCCACGGTAGCCGAGGAGGCCTTCTATGGGGAGACCCTGGCCCCCTGGGTCAAGGAGAAGCTCAGGCTTAATCCCTCACTCCGCTCCGGAGGAGGCATTGACGGCTCCCGAGGCCAAGTGACCTGTCCTGAGTTCCGGAAGGAGGACTTCCACCAGTCCCAGGAGCTGACCATGGGCAAGGAGTGGTATGAGCTGCAGTACATGCTCAATGCCACTCTGACCGATGCTGGCCGTAAGCCCCTGAACCCCAGGGACCTCCTGGTGGTGCCCCACGGGGACGACTTCCCAATCACCCTGGCCCCCGGCCTGGGCCCGGGCTACACCTACAAGCATGTCTCTGGTGGACGCACCTGGGAGCTGGCTGTGCCGGCCTCCATGGAAGGCCCCAGGGCCAAGCCTGTCATCAAGGCCTTCATTGACCCCGCTGCTGGCGGCAACACCAGCAAGGACAGGACGGCATTTGCTGTCATCGGGCTGGTCAAGGGCAACCTGGTGTGTCTCTCCTATGGCTCCGTGCCTGGAGGCTACGAGAAGGAGACCCTCCACAAGCTGGCCAAGTTCCTGGCTCCCCACAAACCTGCCCAGGTCTGCATTGAGAAGAACATGGGGTTTGGTGCCTTCAAACAGGTCTTCCAGCCCATCCTGCTGGAAGAGGCTGCCAAGGTCGGCTGGAACCCGGGTGTGGACGAGGTCATGGTCCATGGCCAGAAGGAAGTCCGGATCATCGAGACCCTCGGGCCTGTCATGGGCCGGAGGTCACTCTGGATCACCACCAGGGCGCTCCAGGAGGAGTCCATGTACGTGGAGGGCCTCCAGGCTGGAGACCTGGCCACCTACAGCCTCTTTGTCCAGATGTCAAGCATCACCCGTGTCAAGGGCTGCCTTCGCCATGATGATGCCCTCGATGCCCTGGCTGGCTGTGTGGACCTGTTCCGGGAGGAGCTGGCCATCGATGCCAACATCCAATCAGAGAAGCTCCGGATGAGGAACATTCTGGAGATGGAAAGGGCCCTCCTCAAGGAGGACCAAGAGAAGTACTCCCGCAAGCCCCTTGGTCGGGGAAGGAGAAAGCATGGCAACAGTCGTTGAGAAGAACAACCCGGCCAATCAGGCTTCCCTGAAGGTCGATGAGAATGGCAACCTCCTGGTTGTCCTGAAGGGAGGCGGGGGTGGCCCTGCCCCTGACCTTTCGAACTACTACACCAAGGCCCAGGTGGACAGCAAGCTGGCTGCCCTGCCGGCCCCCGGGGGCTCCACCCCTGCCAGCCTGTTGGCCGGCACCGCCTGGTATGACCGGCACAACAGCCAGGACGGTGGTGGTACCGGGGCCTCCCTGGCCACCAAAGCCCCTGTCACCACAGGTGGTCCAGACTACATCACCTTCGCTCCCCAGACCACAGTCACGGTGAGCAAGGCTGGCTGGTACCGGGTCTCCCTGACGGTGGCCTCTGCCAACGTGGCCCAGACCGGCTTCTACCTGAACAATGCAGTGACCAAGTTCACCAAGCACATGGCCTCCGAGGACAAGCAGTTCCTGATGGGCAAGGGTGGGGCATGCTCCTTCCTGGCCTACTTCTCGAAGGGCGTGGCCCACCGGATCAGCCTGAACACCCCCACCACCCAGCAGGGCCAGGGGGCCACCTTGACCATCGAGTACGTGGGGCCGTGAACACTGACGAATTCAAGAAGCTCCTGAATGCCAGGGAGGTCAAGCCCACCGGCACCCTGACATTCACGGGGCAGGTGGACATCGGGCCCACCGTGGAGGTCCTGGACCTCTCTGGCTGCTCTGTCTACACCCCGGAGCAGCCAGACCGCTCAAACCTACTGGTCCGGAACAGGGGCAACAAGCCCCTGGTGATCCGGGGAGCCCAGTGGAACTCTGACACCAAAGCTGCCAACCAGCATGCCCTGGTGTATGCCATCGACCACAGCAACCTGATCCTGGAGGACTGCGAGTTCACCGGGCTCAATGTGGGCCACTTCCTGGATGTCCGGGCTGAGACCCAGGCCGTCTCCAATGTGGTGGTCCGGCACTGCACCTTCAGGGCCACCTGGGCCCGTCCGGATGACACTGGAAGGAACCCGCTGACTGGTGGGGCCATGGGCCTTGAGGCTGTGAAGTTCACTGGGAAGGTGGTCAGGGAGGGCAATCTGCCTCCTCTGGCCCACTACCGGACCCACTTCAATGCCGGCACCCTCACTCACCCGGTGGAGGCTGTCCTGGAGGACTGCACCATCGAGGGCGGCTACTATGGCCTGTCTGGGGAGGGCCTGGCCCGCTCCCTGATCAGCCGGAACCGCTTCAACGGGCAGATGCGGGCTATCAGCCTGCAGAACTGCTCCAGTGGGAACACGGTGGTCTGGAACGACATCAAGGACAACCTGTCAGCTGCCATCCACATGGCCTATGGGTCCTCCTTCAACACGGTCTTCTGGAACAGCGTCAAGTCCGTCCGGGCCCACGGGGAGGGGCTGATCCAGGCCTACGTGGGCTCCTCTGGGAACCTGGTGTGGGCCAACGACCTTGAGGTCACAAATCAGGCTGTGGATACGGCCAAGTTCTACCTCTACAGCGGCCCCGACAGCTCCTACAATCGATTCCAAGCGAACACCCTGAGGGGTACCTGCTCCCGCGCCTACATGGGCGTGGAAGAGTTCTGGGACCCCAGGAAAGCGGCCAAGCAGTCTCTGGCCTACAACACCCCAGCCGATAACACCGGCTTCACCTCCCGCCATGTCACTGGTGTGGAATTCATCAACAACCAGCTCCAACCAGCCACACCCGGCACCATGGAGCTCTATAAGGGACCAGCATGGCAGGCAAACTGACCCAGCGTGCAATTCTGATGGTTGACGAGGAGGGCTTCCTCCTGGTCAAGGACCCCAAGGGCACCGAAGCCCCTATCCCGGATGACTCCGTATCCGCCAAGGAGGCAGCAGCCCTCCGGAAGCGGATTGAGGAACTTGAGACCCAACTACGAGCGGCTGCTGTGGGCCGGGACAACCTGACCTCCCGGGTTGCTGACTTACAAGCCCAGCTGACACAGACAAAGGACAGGCTGGCACAGGTTGAGGCTGAGCTGGCAGAGGCCAGTGAGGTAGCCAAAGGTCTTGACAAAACAGCCAAGGACCTGGAGAAGCAGCTGGAGCAGGCCCAGAAGGACCTGACCAATCAGGGCACCTGCCCGGCTGACCTGGTACAGGCCCGCAAGGACCTGAATGCTGCCCAGCTCAGTGCTGCCTCTGCACGGCAGGAGGCTGACAAGGCCCAGGAGCAGGCACGGGAGCGCCTGGTTGAGCTTCAGAAGGCTCAGGCGGAGATCACCAAGCTCCAGCGGGAGATTGAGGCCCTGAAGAAGGCTGCCGGCAACCAGGCCACCCCAGCCCCGAACAACCCCAACCCTCCGGCTCCGCCTCCGGTTGATGACACCCCGTGGACACCCGCCCGCTCTGACACCAACCATGTCTGGGGCCCGGGCCGCCACGCCATGGAGTCCCTGCGGAACCTGCGGGTCGGCAAGCTGGATGCCAGCCACAACTATCGGATGGCCATGTCCTTCCGGGCCAAGTCCAGCTCCACCCCGAGCAAGCTCTGGTACTACGTGCCGTTTGGTGATGGCTACCACGGTGGTAATGCTGGTGTCCTGCAATGCCTCATCTTCCCGGACAAGGATGGAGCACCTGATGACCATGCAGGGATGCTCGGGGGCTTCACCAGGAACCTGACTGCGGCTGACAGGTCCTCGGACAAGATGTATGAAGACGTCTTCACTGGGGCCACGACCTTGGAGAAGGGTACGCTGTACTGGCTGGTCTTCAGCAATGCTCTGCAAACGCCGGGAACCTACTACTCCATCAATACCACCCAGATCCGGAAGTACTCGGGCTTCCCGGGCATCCGCTGGACCCCTGCTGCTGATGCTGCCGTCCTGTTCCAGGACAACCCTGGCTCCTGGACCAACCTGACCAGCATGACCAACCCCGGGGACATGCAGTCCTCCCCGATGTTCCAGCTGACCTACCAGAACGACGTGAAGCAGGGTTCTGCTGTCATCGAATCCGGTGCCACGGCAACCCGCGCTATGCTGCTGACCACCACCCCCGGTGAGCACAATGCCCGGATCATCCGGGAGGCCATGTACATCCCGAACACCATCACTGTCCGGGGCATCTCCTTCATGGCTGAACCCGTGGACACCCCGTGGGCCAGCGTGTACATGACGCTGGTGGAGCTGGCGGGCGATGGCCTGAGCAACAAGGTGGTCAATGAGCTGTGGGCTGCCCAGGAGCTTGTGCAGCGTCCGGCCCAGGCCCCCAGTGGCACCCCTGCCGGCTGGGCTGCCTCCCTGTGGAAGGACATCAAGCTCCCGCGGCAGTACACGCTTGAGGGCGGTAAGTGGTATGCCCTGGACATCCGCAGCGTGGAGCATGACCTCCGGGTGGCTGGCCAGACCAATGCCCGCCGACGTGGTTTGGAGATGCCTGTGGCCTACATCGACGGTGAGGCCCGGTACTCCAAGGATGGGACCAACTTCATCCCGCTGAACTACCACAACCACAACAGCCCGAATGGCAACCGGAACGATGTGAACTGGCGGGGCATTGCCCTCCACACGGTCGAGGACATCGACAGCTTCTACAAGCAGGACACTGCTACCCAGACCCCTGGCCAGAGCCAGGGCAACACTGGTCCGCTGGTGCCGGCCAAGGTGAAGGAGAAGTTCTTCACGATGTCCACTGGCAACAACCTCCGTCCGATCCACGCATGGGTCCCGGGCCGGGTTGAAGGTGCCCGTGTGAATGGTGAATCCGGCCAGGGTGGCGGCGCCGCTGTCAACCAAGGCAAGTCCCAGCACCTGACCCGTCAGGACGGCTGGATGCTGCAGCCCTGGATTGACACGGGCAACCTGGAGTGGGTCCTGAAGCAGACCTTCCGCCACTACACCCCGTGGTTTGCATTCATTGAGGCCGATGGCAGCCCTGCTCGGGCTCCTGGTGCTGAGGTGGCCATCCGGAACCTTCGCTTCTGGGTCCTGCCCAAGGGCTCTGACACCTGGGTCTTGAAGTCCTCGCAGTCCACTGGCTTCTGGTGCGGCTACTTCCACCCGGACATGAACCACCAGATCGGTGGGGACATCCAGGGCACTCCCTATGAGGGTGGGGTCAAGTACCGCTTCAAGGGTAACGTCAGCCCCTGGCCGGCCCTGCACGGCTCTGGTGCTCAGTACGTGTTCAAGGATGAGGGCGAGTTCGATGGCCTGCTAGTCACTTGTGAGGCCAAGTGCCTGACCCCCAACGCCGAGATCGCCCTGCAGTTCGGCTGCGATCCCAAGATCTTTGGGAACAACAAGGCCGATCGTGTCTGGAAGAGCGAGGAGGATCATGGCTGGTACCCTGGTGCTGGCATGAGCCGCTGCGAGATCATCACCAACGAGTGGAAGACCTACGGGTTCTCCCCGCTGCAACGCGCTGATGGCACGGTCCGTGACGGCTTCCGCAACAATGCTCTGCCCAAGGCCCGGTGGGATGCTTCCAAGCTTGCTTGGGACGTTGCCCCGGAACTCCTGAACGTCTGACCAATGAAGGCCCTGGGGCAACCCGGGGCCTACCCATACATGACCACTGTCATCATCCAGGGCTCCAACGGGGCCCAAGGAGCCCTTCAGGTTGACTCTGAAGGCTATCTGCTTGTCAGCCTCGTTGGAGGCTCTGGTGGCCCTTCTGGGGGCTCCGGAGGGGGTTCTGGTGGCACCCGGACTGTCACTGTCCAGGTCCCTGTTCCTGATCCTGCTACCGTCGAGGAGAACAAGCGCCTGAAGGCCAAGGTGGCTGAGCTGGAGGAACGGATAAAAAAGCTCTAGCCGGGGGTGGCCAAGCTGGCCCTCTCCCGGATGACCTCTTCAAGCTCCTCCTGACCCCGGGCCTAACTGTGACTCTGGGCCCGGAGAACCCCCGGCCGGCACCGCCTGCCCCTTCCCGCTACGAGTTCCAGAAGGCAACCAAGGCCCTCACCTATGGCACCCCCATCGCCCGCGTCACCGACAACAAGGCTGGGGGGACTGCTGGGGCCAAGTACATGCGGTCGGACTACTCCCGCCGCCAGGCCTTCAATGCGGACTCCACCAAGTTCATCATGAACCGCCGGGACGGCTACTGGTTCCTCTATGACGCCAAGACCCTAAAGCAGGAAGGGGATGCTCTTCCTGGCCTGGCAGCGGACTGTGAGCCCATCTGGCACCAGACAGACCCAGACATCCTCTGGTATGTCCCCAACAATGGCTGGGGAGCCAAGCTGCACGAGCTGAACGTCAAGACCAGGACCCTGGTGAAGACCGTTGACCTCCTGCCCCGGCTGAAGGCCATCTGGCCCACTGCCAACAGCATGTGGTCCAAGTCAGAGGGTTCTCCCTCTCTGGATGGCCGGTACTGGTGCTGGCTGGTCCAGGACAGCTCCTACAAGATTCTGGGCATCCTCACCTATGACCGGGTGGAGGACAAGATTCTTGGCCACTTCAGCACGGACAAGATGCCTGACCACACCTCCATGAGCCCTTCTGGGGAGTGGGCCACGGTATCCTGGGCCTACAACAAGACCCTGGGCACCCGCTCCTACACCAGGAACCTGGCTGACCCGCACCCGGCCAGTCCGGAGGGGAACACCTGGATTCAGGTCCACAAGGACTCTGAGCACAGTGACCTTGGTCTCCTGGCCAATGGGGAGGACGTCTATGTCTCCGTGGACTATGACACTCCTGGAGGCACCCTCAGCTACACCAGCCTGAAGACCGGCCAGAAGGTCCCCCTGATGGACCTCTATGCCGAGAGCACCGGCACCGCCTACCACGTGTCCTGTCGTTGCTGGAAGGTGCCAGGCTATGCCGTCCTGTCCACCTACGACGAGTATCACAACGACAACAGGTCCAAGAACCTCCGAGGCGACCCCAGACTGAAGTGGTTCCATCGGAAGGTCATGGTCATTGAGCTCAAGCCTGGTGGCCGCATCTGGCCCATTGCCTGGGCTGATTCTGACCGCAGGGATGCCTGGTCCAAGCCCGGAGGCAACTACTGGGCTGAGCCCCAGGCCACTGTCAACCCTGACCTGACCCGCATCCTCTTCAACAGCACGATGGCCTCTGAGGACTACCTGGACGTAGAGACCTACATGCTGGCCCTGCCACCCGCAACCTTCCCCAAGTGAGGCAACATGGCTGACTTTGAACTGCCCTCCTTCGGTCCTGCTCCTGGAGCCCAGGACACCAGGACCATCCTACAGCGCCACTATGACAGCTTCCGCATCACCCTCCTGAACGGGGTGGATAGCCCCTATGGGCTCACAGAGTTCACCGAGGGTATCAGGACCTTCCTGGGACAGCTGGAAGCCCTGGCGGCTCCTGTGGAGGCTACTGTGACCCATTCCCGGAGGGCTCGCAAGCAAGAATGAAAACTCGTGCTGCTGTGACTGCCTTGAGTCTCTCAGTGTCGGGGCTGTCCTACATCCAGCAGCATGAGGGGCTTGTCCTCGGGGTCTATCTGGACCCCGTGGGCATCCCCACTGTCTGCTATGGGCACATGGACCGGAGGCTGAAGATAGGCACCCGGTACACACGTGCCCAGTGTGACCAGTTCCTCTACGAGGACACTGCATCTGCCCAGCAGGCCATCAAGGACCTCGTGACTGTCCCTCTGACCCAGAACCAGTACGATGCCCTGGTGTCCCTGGTCTTCAACATTGGCCGCCCTGCATTCGCCCGTTCTGCTCTTCTGAAGAAGCTGAACGAGGAGGACTATGCCGGTGCTGCCCAGGAGTTCCCCCGGTGGGTCTATGCCAAGGGCCAGAAGCTGCCCGGGCTGGTCACTCGTCGGAACTCTGAGATGGAACTCTTCCTGAGGTGATCATGGGCTATCTGCTCGCTCTCTTCAAGTCCTTCCCACTGGGGAAGCTCTCTGGGGGCCTGACGGCCCTTCTGATCCTGGCTCTGTCCATCCTCTGGGGTCTCTATGACCTCAGGGGCAAGGAGCTGGAGAATGCCCGCTGGGAAGCTGCTGCTGCCAAGGCTGCTCTGGATGCTTCCCAGGGCAGGGCAGACCAGGCCACTGAAGCCCTCAAACGGGCCCAGGAGACCCAGAAGCTCCTGTCTGGTAAGCTCACCTCAACCCAGGCTGAACTGGCCCGCATGCGGGCAACCAAGGCCTCCCAGGCCCAGTCCTCTGCTGTTCAGGGCTGCAGGGATGCCTACAGGACCATTCAGGAGGCCCTCTACCAATGATCAGGAAGCTCCTGGCTCTCTGCTCCCTGTTCCTCTGGGGGTGTGCAGCCACTGAGCCCACCTACCATCCCAGACAGCCTCGTCCTGTAGTTGAGCCTGACTGGAGGTTCCATGAGGCCCGGCTCACCTATCCCATCTGGAGGGAGAAGATGGCCATCTATGGCCTCTGCACAGAGGACTTCCCTCCCAGGAGTGCTCAGACCCTCAGATGGTGCTT